GTTGCTCCTGTAGGTGCGGATAGCTGGGAAAAGCTGGGGGAAGCGCCGAAGAGCTTTGCCAGACCGCCCTGCATGCCCAGAACCTCGTCGGCGCTGGTCTGGGTGGCTGTGGGACGTCCTGTCAGATAGGCGTTGAGCGAAGGAATCCAGGGATCTCCTGCCGGAGAGCCAGCCAGGTTGGGCAGGTCGCTCAGGTTGCAGGCTTGATTCGGGACCTGCACCGTGACATCAACGATGCGAGCGCCACCACTGCGGATGACGAACCGGTAGGTCGAGCCGGTGGTTCCGAGCCCGGTTGTCGGGTCGTTCGGGAACAGGTTGAACACCGCCACGCCACCGACATCCGTGAGCGCCGTCTGCGTGCCGGCCAATATGGTCTCACCACCGTAAGCGTCGTTCTGGTCCAGTTTGCACCGGACGGTCAGGCCCTCGACAACGGCAGTCCCCAGGGCTGCCAGGTTGACGGTGACGGCGACGGTGGGAGCTGCCATGGCTTTAGTGCCTTGCCCGCACCGATACCGTGGTGGTGCCGGCGATACTTGAGACGTAGCCCTGAAGTTGCGCGCAGTCCTCGCTCGACGTGAAGAAGTCGCTGTTGTTCTCGTCCGTCGCCGTGGCCGTGATCGCCAGCGTGACGGTACCGAAGCTCTTGAAGTGCGTTCCGTCCTGCGAGCACTTGACGCTGACGACGGCAGTTCCGGTGCCGGCCGTGACGGAGCCGATGACCTGATAGGTTCGGCTGACGATGCCCGGCGGCTTGGTGCCGTCCACGGCAGTACCGGCACCGGTAGTGGTGCGCGGAGCCATGATCAGCACCGACTGCGCCAGGGCGAAGGTCGAGACGAATGCGAGGGCAAGAAGGACGGATTTGCGGTTCATAGGGCTCTCCGGGAAATGGGGTTCACCATGGGCGCACGCGCAGCCGCGTGCGGGTGTTGCCGTGCTGGGCACGATCGGCCGATTGCATGAGATAGCGCTCGTAGTCGGCCCCGTAGGCGCCGGCCATCGGGCGATCGGTCCAGGGCTTCGATCCCATGCGCATCAGCCGCGACAGGGTTCCGCAGCGCATCGCTTCGAGGTGCTGCAGCTTCAGGAAGTCCGGCAGATCCGGTGACGTCACGGATGGCTTCAGCGCTGCGGTGAGCACGATGTTTCCCGTCCCCGCGACCGATGGCGTCTCATCGGCGATCAACGTCATGTCCAGGTTCGAGATATCCATCGTGAACGGCGGTTCGCTGATCTGGTACTTCGGCTCGTCGTTCACCGAGTCCGGCCGCCAGTCCTCATCGAACAGAACCACCGAATCGATGGTCAGGCGCGTCACCCGCACGATCTCGCTGTGCGGGGTCGGGATGCTGACGTCGTAGGTGGCAATCGCCGCTTCGCCGTTGATGGTGAAGTCGAAGCGCCACGATCCGGAGCGCTCGCAGAAGTCGCGGGCGGTGTGCAGCAGATGCAGGTCGACCATCGCCGTCGTGACGCCCTTGAGCTCGGGCAGCAGCTGGTCGTAGAACGCGGAGAAAGCCGTTGCCATCAGAGCATCCCCCCGCCGATCTTCATCAGCAGTTCGCCGCGCGCCCGGTCGGCGCTTTGCTCGTCCTGGCTCTCGATCATGGAGCCCACGAACATCGCCACCGGCAGGAAGAATTGCGAGTCCACCGGCAGGTTCTGCCCCAGCGTGACGGTCTCGATGGCGGTCCAGCTGCCAAGGAACAGGTCCGGTCTGGCCGTCTTGATCACGTTCAGCGCGTCGACCACGTAGCCCAGGCAGGTCGCGTCATTGGCGCGCTGCCCATCGGGGTCGCCGATCGCCGCCCTGGCCCTGGCGATGACTTGGGTCGTGGTGCGCGCCATGTCAGCCCTTCAGTGCCTCGCGCACCTTGGCGCGCAGGTTCTCACCCTTGAACAGGGCGATGCCGTTGAACTTGATGCCCTTATCTTTGGCGAAGGCGCGGACCGCATCGTCGTCCACTAGGTCTGCCAGCGGATCGGCTACCTCCATGGATGCGATGGCATCTGCGGCCGGACCAACGACCCGGATCAGTCCATCCTTGGCCTCGCGCGCCGCCTTCTCGCGGGCCTCAGCCTCATCGAGTACGTCTTCGTCGCTCACGTGTCCGACGTTCACCAGCGGGGCCGCGGGGATCTTGGCGTCAGCCAGCGAGACCTTTCCGATCGGCTCCCACACCGTGGGGTGCTGCAGCATCTGCGCAATAGCCTCCGAGCTCGTGACGTCCTTGACGTCGCCCGGGAGCCACTCGATGCCGGTCAGCTTCTGGAAGGCGCGCTCGCCGTCCGTCTTGGCTCCGACGTACTTGAATTTCATCGGCGTCTCCTTCGAAAGAAAAGGGGCCGGCCCGTTTCCAAGCCAGCCCCTACAGTTGCCGAACAGCCTTACTTGATGCCGCGGGCCTTGCCCAGCGCCGTCGCGTAGATCGTGCCGGCGGCGAAGGTGGCCGATTGCGTGGCCACCGTCATCGTCAGGTACACGTCCTTTTCGAACGTGATCGGCGCGAAGTTCGCGTAGAGCTTGCCGGCGTTGGCCGCCTGCAGCGTCGTGTCACCGGCTGCCTGGAAGTAGTCGGTCACGGCCGTGGGACCGTCACCAGCGACCACCGGGGCATAGCCCATGCTGAACACGATGGCCGGACTGCCGTTGGAGTCCAGGTCGCCGTTGGCGATGATCAGCGCGTTCACTTCGGTGCCGGCGGGGATGCGCATGACGCGCAGCACGTCGGCGTTCGTGGGGTTGGATGCCACTGCGATCGACCCGGAGGCGACGATCGCGTTGCCGAACGCCTGCATGTAGGTGTTGGCGTTCAGGGTTGCACTATCGATGTTGGCCATGATTGGCTCCTTGAGAATTGAGGGAGGTTGTGGAGGGCCGGCGTTACCCGGCCCGGTCCGATCAGGTGCGCTTCAGGGCCGCAGCGTCGATGACGTACACACCGTTGTCGGTGTATTCCTTGTCGCCGTTGGTGTTCGGGAACTGGAAGCGGAACTTCATCTCGCCGCCCATGAACTCGCCGAGGTACTCGTAGTTCCGGCCGGCGTTGTAGGTGTTCTCGATCACGGCCGCTTGCACGCCCGAATTCGAGGCACCCTCCGCGCGCACCAGCGCCTGCGCACCCAGCAGAAGCGAGCGCTCGGCGATGTGCGTGGTCGACAAGCCGGACGCCACGGTGCCCGTCGTTTCCGTCTCCGTCAGCCGGTTGGCCACAGTGATGTACTTGAACGAGTCGCTGGCGTTGAAGCTGATCGAGTGCTCGATCGGCTTGACCAGGATGTTGCGCCAGATGCCGGCCTGACCCCGGAAGATCGGGTGGTTGCCGCTGTACTTCGCGCGCTCCGTCGCCGCGGCCTGGAAGGCGCGCAGGTTCGAGGTGCTCGAGGACACATCGGTGATCAGGTTGTTGTACGAACCCGGGGGCATGAACAGAATGCCCTTGAGCGGGGAGTCGTACGCCTGCTCGTCGCCGGTCATGCGCGGGGGCGGCAGCTTGGTTTCCTGCGCCTCCAGGAACGCCGCAAGGTTGTCCAGCGCCGCCAGGGTCCACACGTCGGTCGTGGCCAGCGATCCCAGCTGCAGACCGCCGCGCGTCACGTTCCCGGCGTTCAGCACCAGGTGACGGTTGTACGTCGGGGCCTTGACGGTGTTGACCATGATGTCGGCGAAGTCGGCATCGGTGGACAGCGGGATATCCCAGGACGCGCCGGTCTGCGAGCCGCGGGCGCCGGCCAGGTGCACCAGCGCGCGCTGCCACAGCATGCGCGGGAAGTACGCCTGGATCTGGGCCTTGGCGAGCCGGCGCAGGTCGTGGCGGGTGCGTTGGCGGCTCATCTTGCCGCCGGCATCCACGTTGAACGTCGCCAGATCGATCAGCGCCTGGAAGCTGGACGAGGACAGCTTCTGCCCGCGTCCTTCGGCGTTGCGGTCGCCCATGATCGGTTTGCCGCCGACCACATCGAACGCATCGACCGTGACCTTGTCGCCCTTGGCGTCAGCCAGGTCGGTGACGCGCACGAACGGCATACCGGGATCGGTCTGCTGCTTGATGTTGGCCTCGGCGTCCGACTGCTTGGGAGCCGGGCCGGTCAAGGCGTTGAGATTGCCCGGGGAGCGCAGAATCTGCGCCGTCGCGGCCACGGAATACTGCGTGAGGGCGAGATTGCTGCCCGACGCTACGTTGGTACCTGCCATGATGAAAATCCTTCAGTGGTTCAGCCGTACTTGGCCAGGTGCGCGTCGATCTGCTCGTCGGTCCAGCCTTGCATCTTGTTCAGCAGTGAAGCTGGCGATGCGCGCTGGATGTCGACGGATGCGTGATCGGGCACGCCGCCGCCCTTGAAGTCGCTGAGCGTCTCCGGTGGCTTGCGTGTGGCCTTGTCGGCGGGTGATTGGTCTGCCGCCTTTTTCT